TTTGTTTTCGCTGCTAAAACCAACTTAAACGCAGCGGTCGATGCAAATACAACTACAGACTCACGTCCATGGTTACGATGCTCTCAAATGCAGTGTCCCACAACGCGCGTGGTATCTTCGGCGCAAGTTGTGGCGGCTGATACTGAGTCCCTCGCCCGCGTGCATTGACACGACGGAATCCGAGGATTCCATCACACACGGAGATATAACAATCAACTAGATCCTGCTCCCATATGCCATAGACATTGTGGAGAAAGGATCCAAGCATGTTGGACTCAATTGTTTTCGCTTCAATGGTCATCGTTCTCAATTCGTCTGCAGTGTATTTATATGCCATGGCCTGATTTCTCATATCCAAGTAAGGCGTTGGCGATAATGATTCTGCTGTTTCCATGAGGAGTGTTCGTAAACTGGCGATGTGGCGATGCTCATAAGCGGCACTCAAAAGCTTGCCGCTCATGTAATCTTCATCACTCACGTGCTTATTGAAATTGGCACGCACAGGTAGTTTGCTCACTACACGCCCAAAAGAGGGTACGGGGTATGTCTTATCAACACTAGGCACGAATCGTTTCCGCAAGAATACTGCGGCCTCACGCTTCTCCACGAGCTTGGTTTCGCTCTTCATGCCCATGCTTGCCGACACGGAGTCGAAGGCCTCCACGATGGCTTTTCGACTTTGTTTCGTGTACGTCAAATTGTCGTCCCCATAAACCAAAGTGGTGCTGACGGTGATTCCAGCTACTTCCAAGCTTGCGAGTGAAATGCATGCGTTGACATATCCGTTGCCGGTGGTGGTAGTAACCTCACCGGACCAACGTTGCCCCTCAACTCGCCCCTTCAAACCATACCGGGTGAAAATCCGAACACCGGTATTGGAAGCAAACTCCCTCACGAACCACTTTGGTGCGCCAAGTTTGTAATAAAACATGGCTTCCCATTTACGAACACCGCCTGGCATTGTCCCGTCGTTGTTCTTCATGTCGTTCTCGAAGGCTTCGCCCGGGGTATGCTGAATCAATTCCGCTATCTCGTCTGCAGTCATGCCAACGCAATACAGGACTTCATTCCCTGTATTCTTTGGGTTTGTGCGCTGCAATTCCTCTGCAATGCGACGGGATAAATAGTACACGATAGCAC